CTTCTTCCATATTAATCATGGAGTGCCAAAAAGGGGAATACCCTCCGCTAAACTTCCTGACCAGTTTATAGCCAATACCACGTCCACCTCTTCGACGTTTAAGGGTTAAGGTATCCAAACACACAATATCCTCCTTGTTACCAAAAATGAAGAAAGGGGGGTTTTGGGGTAATTCGTGTAACAAACCCCCCTTTGGGGTTTACATGTTGGCGCCCATGAGCTGATGGAGCTGCTGGTGAGCTTCCAGCACCCGGTGTACCGGAGTGGACTTCAAGGCGAAGGTAACAGCGTTGTAGAGCTGCCAGCAGGTGCCGAACTGGTCATCCGGGCCCACCTTGCGCCACTCATTCAAGGCCACGGACATCTGAGTGGGGCTGAGCACCTTGACGCCGGCGCAAAGGCCCAGGAACTCGTAGCCTTCCTTGATACCCAGGGTGGTGCTCTTGTACAGACTGACGTCTTCCCGGAACCGGATTTCCATCTCCGGCCGCTTGCGGTAGAGCGTGTGCACCAGCTCTTTGTCCACCTGCTCCCAGACGTTCTTGGTGTGCTTGCGGATCATCCTGACCTCACCATTGATTGCCAGGTTGTCGCACAGGAACACATTGAAGCCGAGGGCAATGCCGATGGACATGCTCTTGTCGTAGCTATTCCTGAAGGCTACGGCCAGGCCGAACTCGTCCGGTTCCCAGCCGGTACCCTTGCAGTTGGGACACTCATGGCTTGTCAGTACGGCCGCCAGAGACTCGTCCACGGTGCCGTAGCCTTTACAGGTCTCACATTTGCGGTCTTCGCCGTACACCTGCATGCCGAACATGCGCTGTCCGTCCCGGGCCAGGGCGTAGGACTCGCTTTTCAGCGGTTGACGTAACAGCTCGGTGGCACTGTTCTTGATCATTTCAGCCAGCTCCTGGTGGTGCACGGGGATGTAGCTGTCGGTCTTTTCCGGCAGAGCCACTTTCCCGAGATCCTCCAGTTCGGCCAGTTGACCACCGCAGTGGATGGTCATCACGTTTGCCATGGTTACTTACCTCCCTTTTCGATAAGTGAACGGATTTTCCGCATCCAGAACGGATGCGCACGTTGCCAGGCTGGACTGATTTCACCCAGACTTTTCCAAAGGTGATAAACGAACATTTTCACATAATTGGGGCACTCTTCCTGCACCCATTCACTCAGCAGCTTCGGAATTATCTTCTCCAGTTCCCGGGCCACTTGGGCTGCTGCCCACCAGTTCAGAAACACCTTCATTCTTGATCCCCTTTGCTGCTTTGAAGGCCAGTCGAGCCAGATCCATCTTTTCGACCCAAAGAGCCAGGCGTTCCACCATTTCATTCTCTGCCAGCCGTAGTTGGCGCCAGAGGTTGCTGGTACGCAGCCTCAATTCGTTGAGAGATAGCTTTTTGAGGTCTTCCTCCATTGACACAACATCACCTCCTTAACAGTTAATCGCTGCTCCCCAGCCTACGTCTTCCGGGGTCATAGGGTTGTCGTACTGGTTGACCGCCGCTGACCGGCAGCAGGGAGTCACGGCAATCAGGAACGAACCTTCTCTGAACATGGTGCCCCAGGCCTCACCCTCAAAGCCGTACTCTTCTTGCACCAGACAGTCTTTCGGGCTGACAAACTGGCCGCAGGTTTCGCACTTAAACCGGAGGGCCATCGGGTTCACCCAGGTTGACCAGGAAGGGCTGGAGTTTGGCATAGAGCTCATTCCACTCTACCACGGTCATGGTGATGGAGACTGCTCCAAAACTGCCTTCGATGAGGGTCTGCTCAAAGTCTTTGTGGCCGCAGTAGTTGCGGTAACTCTCTACAGCCTTGGGAAACCGGCTGTGAGGCAACCGTTCGTCGTATTCAACAATGACCGGCATTCGCATTTACCTCCTTTCCAGGTTTTGACAGCCGGGACAGCAACTTCTTGCCGCTAGCCGCTGCCTCATCGAGACTGCAACCTTCCCGGCTCAACTGGTTCATAAGGGCCGACAGCACCAGGGCTGCCGCATTGTGAGGGGTTAATCCACGCTCCAGCATTTGCTGATACTCTGCTTCATACCTGACTATTTGTTTTTTAACTGACACCCAGCACCTCCTTTCATTAAGCTAAAACCAAAAGCGCCAACCGTTGAGGTCATACATGGGCTTATCCTCCTTACGCCAGGATGCAGAAAGTAGGCAACTTGAGATTTACAGGAACAATAGCCGGCGTTCAAGGTTCCTCACTCGGTCTGTCTCAGACTGCACCCTGGCGTAAACAGGAAAAGCGGGGCGGCTCGGTTTCCCAGGCCTGCCGCCCCTGATTGTCATCTCGGGTCATTCACATATCACCGCACCTCCTAAACGGTATCGTGGCCTAGCATATTTAAAGAGGCAGCAAATGGATGGTCTGGGTTTGCTGCCTCATTAAAAACGGGGGGTTTCAATGTTTACCCTCCCCACCCCCAAAGGTTCCCTGCAGCCGCTAAAACTCCGGGTCGCCTTCAGCTGGCTCGCCGTGGCCGTGGCCGTTGCCGTTCCCGTTCTTTTTGCCCAGGAAGCGCACGACTTCGCCCACGATCTCACTTCTCCATTGAGGCTCGGTGGCGCCTTCGGGGGTTACCTGGTAATTGCGGATGCGGCCTTCGACATACACCAGGCGTCCCTGTGCCAGATACTGTCCGCAGGTCTCAGCCAGCTTGCCCCAGGTGACAACCCGGTGCCAGGTGGTCTCTTCCACCAGCTCCCCCGCCTTGTCTTTATAGCGGCGGTTGGAAGCCAGGGAAAAGGTGCAGCGGTGCCGATCTTCACCCACTACGGTGGATTCGGGGTCATGCCCCAGGTTGCCTACCAGAATCACTTTGTTTACGGACATCGGTATTCTCCTTTTTTTACCCTATCGGGTTATTAGATTTTCATCTAGCTAAAACCAAAACTCTCTGGATGATGCGTTTATGCTTGGGGAAGCCTGTTGCTGTTATCCGGAGACTTGACAGCCGGGACAGGTTCTGCCCTATGGGGCGGTGAATTTTAGAAGGGGCGATGAAGCTTGGACAGCCTCACCGCCCCTTCTGGATGCTACTTCAATCCCTGGAGTTTCTGCTTCAGCTCGAGCACCTGGCAAGGTTGTAACAGGTGCAAGTTGGATGGGTATTGAGGCCCGTTGTAGTCTGAGCCTTCATGAGCGTTGTCCACCTCTTCCCCCCAGGATTCGAGCTGTTCTTCTGAGGGGTCGGTGTCCCTGTCGATGTAGCTTACCGTTTTGGGGTCGCCCAATTTGGGCCTGCCTTCGGTGCGCATGGCCCATGCCTGCCGTTCTGTGAGGTTTGTCAACGGGTTGCCTTTTAAGTCGACGATAGTGGTTGGCATATAGGGCAGGTTCAACGGGCAGTTGGCGAATTTGCGGAAAGCTCGCCGGCCAGTGAGGTCTTTCACTCGAACGATGGCTATGGTGGCGTCCTCATATTTGGCAAGCCGGGTCTTACTGTGCCCTGGAGCCTTGCCGGGAATATATACCCAGGTGAGCCGCTGGAGCGCCTTGAAGCTTCTGCGCACCCTGTCGGTGCTGAAGCCTCTTATTGAAGCTACTTGGTCGAGATAGTCCCAGGATAGATAAGCCTGTTTGAAGTCGTCCCTACCTACAGGGGGGATGATGTTGCAGGCTTCGGTGATGAACTCCTCTGTCAAGAACTCCTGGCAGTGCGGACAATTTGCCATGGTCGTGCCTCCTTTCATTTAGTGGAAACCAAAAAGGCTACCACGGTAAGGTTGATAAGATGTGATAGAACATGCGCCCCATGACTACGGTATAGATGGCGACTAGGGAAAACACGACGATCAAGTACCAGGTGAGAAAGTATTTCATAACGACCTCCAATTAAGGGTTTATGAGAACCTGCAAGCTAATGAACACGGTCATCAAGCAAGAGGTTCTTGGAGGCCTACCTGCACGGCACACGGACTGGAGTCCTGGTGGAGCATCTCCCGCCCAGCTCCCGAATTGTGCCGCCTGGCTTCATCGGGTGGCACAAGCTCGGGACGATGCGCAGCATCGCTCTGGGCGTGGAGATTCTACCAGGCGGAAGGAGTATGGCGTGCTATCCCTCTATTCTAAGCTACCCGGCAGGGTTGGGCTTGGGTATCGAGGGACACCTGCAGACCGGCATAGCTTCACCTTGCCGGGCTTGAGCGAAGCGGAGAAGATTAAAGAGTGTTGCAAGTGAGATGCAGTAGCGGCGGCTTCCCTTATGCTAAATGTGCGTGTGGTCAATTACCGAATGACCACAAACATCAAGTGTGCTATATCATTGGGCTTATCAGGCTGGACATACTGAGTGTGTGGTCAAGGGTGTGGTCAAGCTCATGTTAAGAGATTCTGATAGCTCTGCTCTTGTAAGTCTCCACGTTTTAGAAAGCATGCTTTTACTGAGTCAACAGGACAGGAAACCCACAAGGGGGGCGGGTCCCCCAACGACAGCCTGGTCGTCAACGAGACTCCATCTCCGAAAATATGGCAATATTCGAAATCGTTGGCACGTTGTTTGCATTATTATAGTACCTATTCTAGAGATATATCTCTTTAGGAGATATATCTAAGAACCATATAACGATATAGGTACTCTAAAGACCTCTAGTACTGGGGGGAAGTGAAGAAAACTTCTTGACATAAGCTCATGGAAGTGTTTATTAGGGGGATAAGATGGCTGACGAACCCCGGAAAAAGGATACTAAGTCGGTAGTGCAGGAGGTCCTGGAGAAGAAGAAGGACCCCAAGGCGCACCTATGGAAGAAGGGGCAGAGTGGTAATCCCCGGGGGAAGATGAAGGGGGCCATGAGTCCGACCACGGCTTTGAGGAAGAAGCACGAGGAGCTGCGGGCTCAGTTATTGGTACATGATGGGGCCCGGGTCCTGCATGACCAGGCAGTGCCCATTGCCAAGGAAGTGATCCTGATTGCCATGCAGCCGGACACCCGGCCCTACCTGGAAACCCTGAAGACCCTGGTGGGGCAGATAACCGCTCGGGGTAAGGCCCAGGACAAGGAGAAAGAGGAGCTGGTGCATGACGTGAACCGGCTCTGTCGGGAAGCCCGGATGCTGTGGAACGCCTTGGACGCCTTACCTAACCCTTCCCCTGCCAAAGTGAAGTGCCTCGGTATGTGCATGGACCGGCTAATCCCGACTTTGAAGGTCGTAGAGGTGGCGCCGGCCGGCACGGGTATGCGGAAGGCCGCCGAGATGACGGACGATGAGTTGATGGACATGATGGCTCGCATGGTGGACATGGCCCAACAGGGCAGGGGAGAGATCGAACATGAGCGCATTGACGGCTAGCTTTGGGTTCAACATTATCTGTATCAGCATCGCCTTCTTCTTTTTCACGCTGGGCTTCGTTCGCCTGATCTGGATGTATAACCTTATACGTGGTCAAAGTGGTTAATTGTGGTCATTGTGGTCAATGAAGAATAATGTGGTCACAGAAGTCAGCAGTGGTCGTTTTGTGGTCACATGTGGTCAGGGTGCAAATCAGCTACTAATATCAAGCAGTTAAACTATCTAAGGAGAAGGACATGACCGATCTTGCTGCTACCGACCTTACTTTCACTGTGTTGACCAAGGATGTTCAAGCCCGGAAACGGCGTATCCTCTTTTCCCTGGCTTTCGGGGATGGGGCCTTAACCTGGCCTGTAGGTGGCATTGCCATCACGCCGACCATGGTAGGCCTTCTGAACCGCATCGACCAGGTCATCATGCACGCCGTCAACGGCTACCACTTCGAGTTCAACAAGGGCACTGGCAAGCTCATGTGCTTCTTCTCCGACCTAAATGCTGGGGCTGATGGGCCCGACATCGAAGCCTCCACCATCGCCCTGGCTGCCGGCACCTATTACGGCGAGGCCATCGGCACCTAAATGCCCTCAGTCAAAGAGATACAACAGGAGATGGAACGCCGGATAGCCGCTCGGCGTTCCCTCCTATCCTTTATCCAATATACCAAACCGGACTTCGAGGTTGCCCGGCACCATGAGTTCATCGCTCCTTATGCCGATGCCGTGGTAGCCGGTGACCTGCTTCGCTTGATTGTTTCCGAACCTCCCCGGCACGGCAAGTCGGAGATGTTTACCCGCAAACTCCCAGCCTACTTCTTAGGTCGTCATCCTACCCGCCAGGTCATCAGCGCTTCCTACAATGCCGACTTCGCCACCGACTTTGGTAGAGAGGTGCGCCAGTGTGTGGCTTCCACCGAATACCACCATATTTTCCCCAAGGTGGAGCTCCGGGCTGACTCCCGGGCGGCTGACAGGTGGAACACCAACCAGGGCGGCGCCTACTACGCCGCTGGTATCGGGTCCGGTATCACTGGTCGGGGTATGCACCTGGGTATTGTGGACGACCCCATCAAGGACCAGGAAGAGGCTGACTCCCCCCTGGTCCGGGAACGTATCTGGAGGTGGTATCGCACCTCTTTCAAAACTCGTATGATGCCCAAGGCGGCCATCATCGTGGTGCAAACCCGGTGGCACAAGGACGACCTGGCCGGACGCCTACTGGATTCCGAAGGTCACCTCTGGACTCATATTAATCTGCCGGCCATCGCCACCGACTATGACGCTCTGGGACGTAAACCCGGTGAAGCTCTTTGGCCGGCTTGGTACAATAAGGCTGCTCTGGAAGAGATGCAGTACACCCTGTCGGAAAGGGAGTGGCGAGCTTTGTATCAGGGTGAGCCCATCGTCGAAGGTGGCAACCTCTTTAAGGGTACCTGGTGGAAATACTATCGGGAGCTGCCGCCCATCGAAGCTATGATTCAGTACTGGGACACGGCTTTTGAGGCCAAGGACAACCGCTCCTATTCGGTCTGCACCACCTGGGCGGTCTGCGAGAACGGGTACTATCTGGTGAACATGGTGAGGGAAAGGCTGGAGTTTCCCGAGCTCATTGAAACTTCCCAGGTCCAAGGCCTCAAGTTCCGGCCAAACCTCATCCTCATTGAGAAGAAGGCCAGCGGTATTTCGATGGTGCAGGAGCTGGAAAGGAAGAGTCGTTTCCCGATCCTGGCCATGGTCGTGGTAAAGGACAAGGTCTCCCGGGCCCGGGCGGTAACCAGTACGGTCCAGGGCGGCCGGGTCTTCCTGCCAGAGCTGGCCCCCTGGCTGGACCTCTACAAAGCCGAGATGGAAGAGTTCCCTGGTGGCAAGTTCGATGACATCGTGGATTCAACGGTGGGCGCCTTAACCTACCTTCAGGAAAACTACCTTCTCAGTGCCACACCTTCGCATAACGTCACCCGGGTCGAGAACGACTGGGACATTTATAACCAACAGCGCACGGGCCCCGAAGTAGTTAAGGATTGGGACTTGTATGCCCGCAGACTGCATTAAGGAGAACGCCCATGAGTAGCGGTGGTGGTCCGATGAAACCCCCCAAACCTCCACAGATGCCGGCGATCCCGCCTCCGGTGCCAGCTCCGGCTCCACCTCCTCCCGAGGCGGCTACCGGTGAAGCTGATAAACGGATGAAAGCGATCCTGGCTGCCAAGGGTCGGGATTCTACCATACTTACCAATCCGGCAAACCTGGGGGCTCCGGTAGTCGGTAAGCCTCAATTGGGAGTGTAAGATGCAAATCTCCCGTGAGAACCTAGCCGAGAACCTGGTACGGCGTTTCAATGAGTTGAAGGGAGTCAAGGTCAACTTCGAGCAGCAGTACCAGGAAATCATCGACTACATGATGCCCTATCGCCAGGCGATCTATGACGCCAACGCTCCGGGGCAGAAGACCATGGGCCGGATACACGACTCTTCGCCCATCCATTCACACTTTCTCTTTGCGGCCGGTTTGCACGGGATGATTACCAACCCCAGCACCAAATGGTTTTCTCTTACCTTGCATGATGACAACATGGCCAAAGTGCAGGAAGTGAAGTGGTGGCTCTGGGAAACCGAGAACCGCATGTTCAAAATCATCAACCAGCCGGGTACCCAGTTCAACACCCAGGCCAATGAAGGGTATCTGGACTATGGCGGTTTCGGCATGTTCTGTATGTTTATGGGTGAAGATCCGGTGACCACCTGTTATTTCAATACCCTGAACCTGGCGCAGATTGTGGCCGGGGAGGATTCTCGGGGGCGTATCGACACGGTGTTGCGACGCTATCCC